CTACGAAGGCGGAAATTTTGTATTTTTCAAAGATTATGAAATCAAATTAAACGCCGGCGACATTCTAATATTTCCATCTGTGTTTATGTTTCCGCATCGTGTGGACAAAGTGTCCAAGGGCACACGCTATAGTTTTGTAAGTTGGGCTTGGTAATGAATGCACTAATGGACTTTGTTAAAATTTATAATGTCATACCCAGTGAGGTATGTGATAGGATTCTCAATGAAGTAAATCAAAATCACGAATGGCAAAAACACACTTACAACCCCACATTCAAGAGACCTACAGGCACACATTTTCCACCAACAGAATTTGAATTTATGGATTCCACTCGAGAGCAAAGTTTACAAATAATGCCCTATGTAGAAAAGGTAATGAAGCAATACAATCAGTATATCAACGAAACAAATAGTTTTCCAGGATACGATGCTAATACTGCGGTGACGTCGTGTACCCCTATTAGATTTAACAGATGCAAACCGCACACACTAGTTGAAGCACATCATGATCATATACAAGAATTATTTGGGCCAGGAAATACCAGTATTCCGTCCGTGAGTGTTGTGGGATTACTCAACGAAGAATTTACTGGCGGAGAATTTGTACTTTTCAAAGACACTGTAATTCCGTTAAAGAAAGGTGATATTTTGTTGTTCCCGTCCACATATCTTTATCCGCATCGCGTTGATAA